GTCGGGTACTCGTCGATGTCCCCCGGGTTGGAGAGGGACGCCGCAGCGAACGACCCCGCCGAGGAGATCGTGATGACCGCCTCGTCCTCGGGATCGATGAAGTCCACCGGGTCGGGCTCGGAGAACGACTGGGTGACCACAGGGCCACGCCAGTAGGGGTAGTCCGCGAGCAGCGTGATGCCGTAGCGATCCCACCCCTTGAGGATCTGGTCCGACTTCCAGGTGTGGTTGTTGTCGTCGAGGAAGCGGCACTTGAGGTAGCGCCGCTCACCGTTCGGGTGTGTCACCGTCCAGGTGCCCTCGCGATCAGGGTGCATGGACTTCCACAGCGCCCTGTCCCTGGCGATCCACTCCTCCGAGGAGGCGTCTGTGTAGACCACCAGGGGCCAGAACACGCTGCGGTCCTTGACCTGGTGTCCCATGTGGGTGGAGCCGGGCACGAGCGGAGCGCTACGGCTCCAGCGCTCGTGCTCCGGCATCGTCAGGCCGCGAAGGCCGCGCTCGTTCTCGATGAACACGCCCTTGTCGGCGCTGGTGAGATCCCACGTAGTGCCATCCCAGCCGGTCCACACCATGCCCAGCCCTCGGAAGGGCGAGATGGGAGGAGCCGGAGGGATGTACGGCACTGCGTAGACAAGGGGTGCGCTCACGAGGCAAGTCCTTCCGCGTTCAGCGCATCCGTCAGCTTCTGCTGGACGCTCGATGCGAGTTCGTAGGGGGACATGCCCCACACGGGGCCGTCGATATGGACATCCACCGGGCCGGTGGTTGCGTCGCCCTCAGCGAGGGCGGCAGTTGCCGAGGCAGAGCCGGTACGCACGGTGAAGTCGCCACGCCCCGCGAGGGGGTCTGCGAAGTCCACTCCGGTCACCGCGTCGGTGACCTTCTTCATGGCCTTGTCGACCGTGTAGGCCTTGTCCTCGATGCCCTTGGCGAAGCCGAGGGACACCCACTCGCCGAGCGCGATCATCACGCGCGACGGGGAGGCGATCTTCATGGCGCCAGCGGCAGCCTGGGCTGCACGGGTGGCCATGAGCGCAGCGGCCTCTGCGGCGGCTGCGGCCTTCGACATGATGCCGTCGGCGAAGCCCTGGCCCACGTAGGCACCGGTCCCGAACAGCGAGACCGAACCCGCACCGCCCTGAGCCGAGTTGGCCAGGACCGTACCGGCGCCAGACGCAGAGCCGCTCTTGTTCATGAGCCCGCTGGAGAACGCAGAGCCGCCGCTCTGACCAGCCGAGCTCATCCCGGGCTGCGCGGTGTTCGCACCCGTGACGGCGTTGCGGCCGAGGCCACCAGAAGCCGAGTAGACCTGAGCAGCCTTGGACGACAGCCCGGAGGCGAGCTTGTTGCCAGCCTCGGCACCCCCGGTGTTCATGAGGATGCCCATCTCCTCCAGGACGGCCTTAGCCTCCGGGGGGAGCTTGTCGAGTTCGGCACGAGCCTTCTCGTCCAGCTTGGAGAACTCGTTGGTCGCACTGTCGACAGCGCCACCGGACTTGACTCGCATGACCTCTTCGAGGCGGGCGAGCTCTGCGTCCGAAGCCGTAGTCAGCTGGGCGATCATCGGAGCGCCCTCAGGGCCGAGCTTGGCGAGCTCTACCAGGACGCCCTCTGTGACACCTCGCTGAGCGAGGGTCGCCAGGTTGGTGGCCCAGTTGTCCATCGCCACGCGCTGCTCTTCGAGCTTGCTGATCCAGGCGTCAACGCTAGGAAGGGCTTCGCCCTCCAGCGCTCCGGCCAGGTCGATGAACTCCTTGGAGACGTCGTTGATCGACTGGACCGCACCCGGCGAGAGGCCACCCACACGGGACAGCGCGTCCTCGTACATCTGGAGCGCGGCGTCCTGCTGGAGAGCAGCCCACTGTGCATCGCGAGCAGCCTGCTGCTGGGCGATGGAGTTCGCCTCAAGGGCGCTGCTGTACTGGGGCAGGTACTTGTTGGCGAGCGTCTCGACGCTCATCCCAGAGTCTTCGGCAGCCTTCGCCAGCCAGGACTGAGCCGAGGCCAGGGCCTCTGCGTTGCCAGACGTGGCGACGTTGGCGAGAGCCTGGTCGAGAGCCTCGACAGACTCCTTCGACTGCTTCATGCCAGCCGAGTGCATCCCGAAGCCGTCGCCGGACTTGCCGCCGCCGAGGAACTTGTCCCACCAACCGGCGTTGTCCCACTCGGACAGGAAGCCGATGGCGTCCGCCAGGGACGTGACGTCCGCAGCAGACTCGCCGCTCTCCTGGAGCCAGTTGTCGCCGCCCTGGAAGAGGTTCTCCAGCTTGGCTACGTTGTCGATGGTCCGGGAGTTGCCCATGCGCTCAAGCGCGAGCGCGAAGTCTGCGACCTTGGGGGCCTGGACTCCGAGCTGTGAGGCCCAGGAGACGACGCCCACGATGGCCGCGACGGAGGCTCCGACGATGCCGAGCTTGGTGCCGACCGTGCCGATGGCCGAAGCCATGGCGCCAGCCTTGCCGCTCGCCCCGAAGAACGAGAGCAGGGTCGCCAGACCCGCCTCCATGCCCTTGGCTGCGACCGCGATGCGGAAGCCCACGAGGGCGGTGGTGACGGCGATGACGCCCGCCTCAGAGGAGAGGAGGGGGCCGACGAGGCCGGTGAAGGCGTCCACCAGTCCGGAGACGATGGGGAGCACCAGGGTGAGCGCTCCGCCCAGGGTGGAGGTCAGTGCCTCGATCACCGGGGTGAGCTTGGGCACGACGTCCAGCACCATGCCGCTCAGGGAGACGAGGAGCTGCGAGAGCAGCGGACCGAAGTTCCGTGCCAGCTCTCCAGCCAGGGTGCCGATGGCGCCGATGGCGTTGCCCAGCGGCTCCCACATCGGCTCCAGCGCGCGGATGCCGTCGCCGATGCCGTTGAGGAAGTCGAGGAAGCCGGTCGCGAAGCCGTCGGTGTTGAGTCCTCGGAACACTCCGTCGAGGAGCGAGCCGATGGCGTCACCTGCGGAGCGGAAGGCGTCCGAGAGCGTGCTGGCGAAGTTCTTGAAGAACGCGCTGACCGCAGGGCCGGACTGGTTGGAGATCCGGTTCATGGCGTCGTGAGCGCCCTCAAGGACGTCTACGAGCCCGTCCTGGAAGCCAGGGCTGTCGACGGCCTTGTGGATGCGCTCAAGGGCCTCTGCGAGCATCGAGAGGCTGGACCCGCCAGCCCTCTCGGCCGCGCGGGCAATGCCCGCCAGGATGCCGCCTGCGTTGGACAGGACGGACCCGAGATCCTTGGCGTTGACGATGGCCGTCTCGATGATCTCGTTCAGGCGACCAGTCGACTCGGCCTTCGTCAGCCAGGTGGAGAACTCCTGGTTGATCTTGTTGTAGAAGCCAGCCAGGCGGGGCAGGTACTTCGACCCGTTGGTGCCCAGGATCTTGATGGTGTTGGCCAGACGACCGTTGGACTCCGCCGCGATGTCGATGGACGCCGCGAGGTTCGCGAACATGCCGTCGAGCTCGCCGTCAAGCGAGCCGCGGATGGAGTCGGCGAGGCCGCCGAAGAAGTTGCCGAGCGCCACCGAGGTGACGCGCAGCCCGCCCTCAAGCTGGGGCAGAAGAGTGGTGGTGAGGTTCTTGATCGGACGCTCTGCGAGCGACCAGAAGTCGCCCGACATGAGATCCTGGATGCGCGAGAACTCGCGACCGACCTCGGGGAGCACCGCGTTGAAGTCCTTGAGGACCGCAATGGTGGCGCCGAGCCCGAACGCCAGCCCTCCGACGATGCCGGGGAGGGTCAGCGCAAGGCCACCGATCTGGGCAAGGCCACGGGCCAGCGTGAAGGTGTTCGACGCAGCAGCGAGCAGCCAGGCCGACAGGCCGATGACAGCCTCGGCGATGGTGCCGATGATCGGGATGTTCTTGTCGAGGTTCTTGAACATGTCCGACAGGTTGTCCAGCGTGCTGCCCAGGAGGCGCAGGCCGGACAGGGCTGCCAGGGTGGCCTCAGCCTTGGCCAGGGACGCCTTGGACACCTGGATGTGCAGGGCGACCAGGCGGTCACGGGAGACACGCGCGAGCTCGGCGCGAGCGACCAGGGAGTCAACCCCGGCCTGGAGCTCGATGTTCTTGCCGTCGTAGTCGTCCACCAGGTCGTCGAGGGTGTCGCGCACCTTGCGCAGCGCCTCGTCGTCCAGCGCAGTGCTGAGGTCGAGGGTCGAGTCCTTCATCGCCTTGTCGACCTCAGCCGCCGCGACTCGTGCGCGCTCGCCGATGTTGTTCGTGTCGAGGTCGGCGTCGAAGATGATGCGACGCTTCGACCGCTCCGCCTTGGAGTTCATGCGCTCCACAACGGCGTCAGCATGGCGGGCCAGCATCTTGGAGTTGAGGAGAGCGTCGACCTCGATCTTGAGGCCCTTCTCGATCTTCTCCAGGTCGGCCTTGAGGTGCTTCCGGAAGTCGCTCGTGTCCGGGTACACCTTGACACTGACCCGACCAATGGTGACGTCAGCCATGCAGCACCTCTGCCTTCTTGTCCTTCTGGGCGGCGCCGAACAGGAGCCTGTGGAGCTCTGCCACGCTGGTCACCTTGGGCTTGGCCTTCTCGACCTTGGGGCGCGGCGTCATCGGCATGTCAGGGGCCTTCTTGGCCCAATTGCCGGTCGCGCGCGTGTTGATCTGAATGGCGTCGAAGAGATTGGCCGCGAGGTGCCTGTCGGCGCCCCAGCCAAAGTGCTCCTGCCACTTCTCCCGCCCGCCCTTGTACATGGCGACGGTCATGGACTCATCGGGGAGCCTCTGAATGAGCGCAAGCACGAACGAGGCGCTGAGCGACCCGTCCCCGATCTGCTGGACCATCTCGATGAGATCGCGTCCGTAGTAGAAGAGGAGGTCTGCGTACAGCGCCTCGCCGTGCTCGTCGATCAGTCGTCCGAGGCCGAGGCTTCCCCCGTGTCCTCGCCCTCCATCCAGGAGTTGAGGATCTGGAGCAGGACCGCGGTGTCGCCGTCGGCTGCGGCCACGAGGCGCTTGCCCTCGCTCGCGCTCTCGGCGACCTTGGTCAGGACGTCAGAGACGACCTTCTCGACGTCAGCACCCTCCTCGCCAAGGGTCTCTCGCAGGCCAGTCACCTGGTCGCGGACCTTCTTGTCGAGTCGGATCGGATTCTTGAGCCGCACGGGCGCCTTGCCGTCGCCCAGGTCGAACTCGACGGGAGCAAACTTCTTGTCGGCAGCCTTGCGGATGTTTTCGAGCGTGATAGCCATGGCGGACCTCTCTTGGTTCTACTGTGCGGGGACCATGGAGTGAAGCGGTGGAGCCCCTATCCCGCGTGGTCCGCCAGGCACGGGATAGGGGCGGTCTGTGTCAGCTACCGACGGAACCCATCGGCGTGACGCCGTAGGTCCACTCGTTCGTCAGGTACTGGAGCGGGGTCACCGAGAGCGGCAGCGAAGCCAGGGACTCGGTGTCCGAGAGGTCCACGTCGTCGCCGCGGAAGATCTCGACCTTCGGGGCGTAGACGGCGAAGATGTTCGCGCCGTCCTTGAAGACCGCGAGGAACGCGACCGAGGTGGGCGTCGGGTTCGTGGGCACGCCGAGGAGCGAGCCGTCCGACTCGACGTCGACCATGTTCTGCCCGTAGTAGAGCTTCAGGCCGGTCTCGTCCCACTGCTGGAGGTTGATCGTGAACGTCTCGGTGCGGTCGGCACGGACGACTCGGAGCTGCTTGTTCTGGAGCGTGCCGAGGGTCGTGGCCTCGCCGCCCTCAGAAGCAATGCCGAGGATCTCCTCCAGGGAGGTGTGGCCGATCTCGTCCCAGGGGGTCGTGACAGCCGCGAGGTTCGCGGGAAGGGCGGTTCCGACGGGCGCCGTGTAGTAGACGCCGGTGGAGATGACAAGGACTGCATCGTCGTTACGAGGCATGGATTCCTCCGTGAGGGCATGAAGAAAGCCGCCCTCACGGGGAGAGCGGCTGGGGCTTGGGGGTGGCCTAGGCAGGCCGTCGAATGTTGAGCACGTACATCGCCTCGTACCGGGTCACCCCGGCCGGGAGGTCCGCGTACTGCACCGGCCCCTGAGCGGTCGCCCAGTCAGAGCGTCGCGAGGGTCGGTTCGTCATGCGGAAGCTGGAGATGTAGCCGTGCTCGGTCACCGTGCTGTTGAGGTAGGCGTCGCGCAGGGCGACGCGGACTGCCTCGCTGAGGATCGCCGCCTTGCGGTCGCCGTCTGGGCTGCCCGCGAAGACATGGACGAACACGGTGGCCCAGTCGACGAACCTGTCGTCGCCGCTCCACCAGCGCTCAGTAGGCGCAACCCGGACGATCACGAACGGGAAGAGGTTGCCATCGGGCACCTCTGAGTAGATCCGAACCCCGGGAAGGGCCTGGCGCAGGAGCGGCAGGAGCACGTCCTCGACGGGAGCGAACTCGGCCTTGCTGAGCGCAGACTCGGGGAGGCCGTCGAGGTCGTCGAAGCCGAAGACCGTCATCGCGTCACCTCTTCCGCTTCCTGAAGCGGCCGTCCTTCATGCGCGGGCCGATGCTCTTGCCCGAGACCGGGATGGAGGCAGCGGTGCGCAGAGGGGCGACTGGGTTCATCTCGCCACGGGGGTTCGTGGTGCCGGGGCCACGCCCGAACTCGATGGACATGGCGGCACTGAGGCCGCGCGTGTCGTCGAGGACGACGTACTTGTCCACCCGGCCGTCGGCCGTGTCGATCTTGGCGTGACCGTCGTGACGGTGGCTGGCCAGGATCGACCTGGCGCGCGCCGCGATCACGTCTCGGTGGACGCCGAGGCTCCACTGGGTCACCTTGTGGAGGGCGATGACCTTGGTGACCTTCATCCCGTTACTGGCTCGCCTGTACACCTCGGCCACTAGGAGGGCCTCCGCTTCAGGTCGATGGTCCAGTGCCGGGTGTTCCGCTGGCCCCAGTGCAGGGCAGGCGGAGTCACCAGGTCCCACTCCTCGCCGTCGAGCTCGGCGCGAGACCAGAGGCTGACGCCAGGGATGTCGGCGGGGACGAGGACGCGGGTCACATCGATGGACACCTGCCCGGCGACCTCCGCACGCTGCGAGCGCTGCGGGATGATCGCCGCCCTGACCGTCGTCTTGCTGGTCGGGTCGGGTGCCTCCACGATGTTGCCGCGCGAGTCCGTGGTGCTGACGACGGCCCAGAAGGTGACCTCGCGACCACGCCTTCGCTGGACCGTTGTCACCAGTCGTCCTCCTCCGAAGCGAAGAACGGGAACGGCTTGTGGCCGTTGCTCACCGGCACGTAGGAGGCGCCGATGGTGTGGCGCTTGCCCTCGGTGCCCCAGGCGTACGTCGAGACCGACGTGAGGCTCTGGGTGCCGCGTGCGATGCCAGAGATGATCTGGCGCTCGTCCGGGGTGAGGTAGACCGCTCCGGCCTTCTCGCCGATGTCCGACCAGCCGAGGGTCTCATCTCCAGCACGGGAGACTGTGAGGCCCTGGATGTTCACCATGAGGCGTCGAGCCGAGGCGAGCGTGATGGACTTGACGACAGGCGGGACGTTCGTCTCGGACCAGTTCAGGCCGTAGCCGCGAACCAGGTTGGAGGCGTCCTCCAGGGCCGACGTGGCGACCGTCTCCTCCTGGGCGTCGAGCACCCAGTCGAGGCGGTTCTTGAGATCGTCAAGGGTGGCTAGTGATGCCATGACTCACCTCCTGTCCGCAGGAGCGGGGCGCTGAGCGGGAGTAGTACCCAGCGCCCCGCGAGAGGATCAGGAACCGGCGAGCGTGATGCCCGTGATATCGCTGAGCTCCTCGTCGTTCGTCGTGGTCACGACCGTGGTGGCGGTGCCCGACGTGGCGAGGGTCAGCTTGATGGCGCGCACGAAGTGGTTGGTCTCGGAGACCGAGCCGTTCTTCGTGGTCGGG